TCACGCAACCTAGGCACGGAGACCTAATATAGTCCGAGACCAACAAAAAGGAATGTTTAGCGCGCGAACTACCTGCCCGAAAAAAAGAGAGAGAGGCTATGGCATTCCAGTATTACCATAGCCTCTCCCCACCCCCTCACACACCCCCGGAGGGTCGACGACCGAGCGTTAGCGAGGGAGGCGGGGGGGTTCGGGGGGCGCAGCCCCCTGTCTGTACGCCTTGCCTTGGACCACGCACGCAGGAAGGCGTAGCCTTCCGTATAGCGCCTCGGAGTCATCAGCAGCCGCAGGCGAACTCCAATATGTTTGAACGCTAGCGAGCGAGCGTAGCGAGCGACCGCACTACGTCCGCTTCTTTTTCCGTTTTTGTAGTATAAAAGGTAAAGTTTTTTTCTTTTCTTTCTCAGTTCTCATCATGCCACCTAAGAAGTCTTATTTACGTTCTAACCGTATTTGTTTTACGCTTAACAACTACACTGAAGAAGAATGTCTGCAGTTGGAAACCGTCTTGAATTCGCTCTTGAAGAACATCGAGTATTGTATCATCGGAAAAGAAGTTGGTGCAAACGGTACTCCGCATTTGCAAGGCTTCATCCACTTCCACCATTCTTTTTTGAAGGCCAGAGATGGGACACTTACGAAGTGGAGGTCACTGATCCCTGCTCTCAGTCGAGCTCATATGGAATCTGCTTATGGTACGGACGAACAATCCCGAGACTATTGTGCGAAGGAGAATGTATTTCTGGAGCTCGGAAAACCTGGTTCGAACCTGAATCTTTATACACGCCTACTCAGTTGCAACAATCTGGAAGAGTGTGCAGCCCTGTGCCCCGAAACGACCATTCGGTGCTACAATCAGCTGAAGCAGATCACCCAAACAAACAAGCGTTCCGCGTGCCATCCTCCCGCAGTTACTTCACTTCGGCCGTGGCAGAAAGAAGTCTACGACAAGTTGATGAAACAGACGGATCGAAGGATTTTATTCGTTCAAGATAAACACGGAAACTCTGGCAAGTCTCATCTTGCGAAATATATTCGCAATACTCACGGTTCGGACGTTTTCTATTGTCGTGGTGGTAAAGCTCACGATATCATCCACGCTTTTTCCAAGGGCGATTACAAAATCGCAATCTTTGATTATGCTCGCAATAAGCAGCCTCAGTACTTTGCTTGGGATATCTTTGAGGAACTTAAGGATGGTTGCGTCTCTTCTGGCAAGTATGACTCAGACATGTTTTGGCTCGGATACTCTGTTAAGATTGTTGTCCTCACCAATCACGACGTTCATGATCACAAGCATCTTCTTACTTATGATCGTTGGCAGATTGTGGATCTGGATGACTACCGCTCTATGGCGGGAGAACACTTTAATGATCTCGTACCAGTTGAAGTCGAACCAGAAGAGAGTGTCGTTGAGTTATCGGAGCAAGAAACTCAAATAATGCCCGATACTCCTATAATCGAAGATGCAGCTATCATTGATTTTCTAAACGAACATCAAGCTCAACGTGAAGATTATTTCCCTTATGAATCCTTTAGTGAATTATTAAAACATATAACTACTGATGAATTTATTGAAATGCCTAATAATGATTGTGATTTTAAATAAATTTACATTTTAAATTCATCCCTTGGTCTTTTTCTTAATCCCGCGATCGCTGCTACTGCTCCTAGTACTGGGTGACTATTTGTAATTTGGTCCATTACTGAATCCTTAACGTCTTCCTTTACTTTATTGAAATCAAGATTGATTTCGTTAGCAATAGGTTCCATTTCTGGGATTGGTTTAGATCTAAGTACTGTCGGTGTCGTTGCTGAGCTAAAGTTTTTGTATTGTTTGCAAGTAACGTAAACGTCTGTGTATACTTCTAGTTGTGGATACTCGTCTATCGATTTATCTAGATTGATATCACCAGCTGCTGCTCCTGTTAGTGTACCCGTAATATCGTAAACGATCTTTTTAAGTCCTGGCGCAGCCATGAATAGTGGAGCTTCGTATCTAACTGCACTTGATGCGTACCTAAAACTTTTCTTGTAGTTTCTTCTGACATCTCCTATCTGTGTCGGTGCCGCAGTTGAATTTTTTGCTAGAGTTGTAATCCATTCAGTAATATATGGTCTCATAACCCTACTGCCGTATTCGTATTTTACTTTTCGATACTTGACACCTCTTAGTTGTGTGTAGTTTTGCAAAATGTTGTTGATTTTGTCCACGTTGGAGGTATACATAAGATCCTCCAAACTTCCATCAGCCCCAGTAGTATCATTAGGGATAGTGTACACCAAGGCATGATTTACCAAATCACCTCTCCAAGCCGCTCTTGTACGATTTTTCATTCGCCAATGAACAACTAGTTTATCAATACGCCATTGATTGTATTGACCTATGATTGGCAAGTTTGCTGAAAGTCCACTATAAGTCATATCGGCGGGATTAGTTAGTTGGATGATTTCTGGGTCATCTCCAAGATCCAGTGTTCGTCTGTTAATACGAACCTTAAACTTAGCATGATCAAGCGAAGCATTTATTTTCATACCCCGCCTAGTAACACGTTTCTTTTTAAAAAAACGTTTTTTTCTGTATACCTTTTTAACGGTTTTTTTGAACGCGCGCTTTTTTCTTCCATAAGTTTTCTTCTTTTTGTACAGCTTTCGTCGGAACGCCATTGTAGTATTAATCACGCAACCTAGGCACGGAGACCTAATATAGTCCGAGACCAACAAAAAGGAATGTTTAGCGCGCGAACTACCTGCCCGAAAAAAAGAGAGAGAGGCTATGGCATTCCAGTATTACCATAG